GGGCGTAGACGAAGTCGGTGATGTTGAGGAAGAGCTCAGACATGATAGTTGTCTTTCTGCTAGATGTATGTGATTCTCATTAAACACCGTGTATTTTATGCGAGGGGAGTCTTTGCATAAACGCTAGACCCCTTGCGCTTTGGTCTTTAACAAAACCAAACTTCTCATACATCGCACGTAGCTGAACGTTGTTAAGCGTTGTACCATCGTCTTTACCATATCGCTGTGCCATTAAGATAAGAGTTATTCCGTTATGGTCGGCGTACGTACAAATCTTAGTCATCAGTGCGGTCGCTTGACCTTCTCCACGAACACCCGAGTAGATGTTGCTTAGAGTTGCAGTATTGTCGCCCCATTCGGTAACTTGCGCTCTCGCCTCTTTGTATTTAAAGGTTCTAAAAGTCACAATTTCACTCCCATTTTGACTGTATGAAGTAAGCCCTAGACGCCGTGTTAAAGGGCGTCTAGAGTAAAGAACTTATCGAGGGTTTAGTAGTTGTTAGTCGACTTTCCGCTGCGCGTGCAGAAGAACAGCAGGAGTACTGCGATCGAGGCTCCGAGGAGGCCGAGCATGATGTATCCTGATGCTCCAGCTGGTGCGGCAGTAGCGAGTCGGGTCTGAGTATTCATTGGTGTACCTTTCGATAGGGTGTCACTATAAGCCGTGTATTACTGGCGAGACCTAAGACGCCGGGTTAGGGGCGCCTATAGGCTGTGGATCAGTCCTTGTATGCTTCTTTCTTGTAGTACGGGCCGTACAGGGTGTTGTAGTGGTCCAAGTCGACGTAAGGGTGGAGGTGGTCATGGGCGCCGTTCCAACCATCAACGTGTCCCTGGTGGTACTTGGACCACTTTGCTTTATTGGCGCGTGCCTTGGTAGACTCGAGGGTCTGCTTCTGGTTGGCGCGGTAAGCGAAGTGGTAGATACCAGCAAAGATTGCTGTGATTAAAACACCGTCCATGAACGCGTAAGTCTTGGTCTTGTGGATGTTCTCGAACATGTAGGTGTCCTTAGATAGAGTGATGGGTGATCTATTATAGGACGTGTATGTCTTGCGATGACCTAAGACACCGTGTTAAGGGTGTCTGTAGGCTTAGTGCTACTTCTTGAAGGTGTACCAACGGTTCTTGGTAGACTCAATGTTCTTCTCGTCTTCGCGCTTCTTGTTCATGTAGTATTCGTAGATCGAGTCGAGGTGGTACTCAGCTGCGTTGTAGGTAAAGCTTGGAATGCTTTTTCCTGAAACGAGGTGAGCAGTTAATCGTTCGACCTGCTTCTCACGAGCATAAGTGATGGCAAAGTCGAGGTAGTCAAAGTCGTCCATGAGGATGGCCTTTCGTAGTAGGGTTCTATTAAAGACCGTGTATTTGTCGCGAAATTGCAAATTTTGAGATAGCGTGTATGCATAAACTCAGACGACGTGTAAGAGTTTTTACGTTCTTAAACGTCGTCTGAGTTTGATTGCTATCGAGGGCTCAGGTGGTTACTTCGGCTTGGGCACATGGGCATATGCCTTGGAGACGAACACAGCGAAACGCTCATAGTTGACGATGGTGAGGACTCCGGCGAGAGAGCCAACGGTCGTGATCACAACGTTGGGATTGATGCGCTCCGAACGGTAGTGTTCGAGGAGGGCATGGAGGTCCTTTAGGTGTGTCGCGCACGTGGCGTACTCGGGGGAGTCGACATCACAGCCGACCATATGGGCGTGAATATCTGCGATCGCCTTCTCAAGGGCTATCTGCTCAGGTGTCTTAGGCTTGCGAAGCTGCATCTGTTTTTCCTTTCGGTAGGGGTCATTATATAACGTGTATGCCTTGCGACCCCTACTTACGGATCAGTTGCGACCCAGAAGTGCGATAAGGAAATATACAACTACGATGAGGATAAGGCTAGCAAAAGCCAGTTTCACAAGCTGATCGGTGTTCATGGCAAACCTCCTTCCGGATCAACGTCGTTACCAGGTAGCATTTCGACCTTAAACGTCAAGTCCTTTTTACCTTCGAGAGTCTCAACGTCGTCATTTAGAACCAGAGAGTTCTTGTCCTCGCCTACAACCATGACACCGTCGTACTTAGCCTCGCTAGCATCATATCGACTCGAGCTAACTCGAAGAAGCGCTCCAAGCAAGAGGTCGGATGCGACGATTGTACCAACAACCTCTTCGGTCTTAGGGAGCTCCCATAGCTGCGCGAAAGCCGCGTAGAACACGCCCAGAGCCGGAAGACCGATCTGAGCAATATACTTGAGGATGTTGTACGTACGATCGTTGAACATGGGCTTGACGGTTTCAGTACTCATAGGATCTCCAAAAGGTGGTTAGGGTAGTTGGTCGTAGCAAGAAGCAAGAGCTGCAGGCTCGGGGAAAGGGTTTTGTGCAACCTTCCCTGCCGTCAAACCCGCAATTTCAATGAATTCAGTCAGTGTGTCATAGTACTCATTGGTGGCTCTATCTTCTTCTGCTGGGGTTGCAGGAGGTTGACGAACTAGAACCGTCAGAAAAATAGACTGCGCCCTTTGAAGGTCTAGGTTAGCATCAGCTTGAGAACGAGTATAAGTTGTTCGCTCACTCAAAGCCGTGACCGTCTGGTCAAGATACTTCTGGTTACAGCTAGCAATGAGCTGCAGCTGTTCCTGAGTATCTTGAATGCTGTTGCTTGTTTTCTGCGACGAGAAAGACGCATATGCTGTCAAAACAACGACGACTAGCAATGCCGCGCTAGTAAACTTGAATTTCTTTTTCTCTTCGGCTTCGTCACTATTAAAAGTCACGTCATCCCTTCCGATAGTATCTTGAAGAACACGGATGATGTACCCAATAAGCCCCCCGATAACAGTGCCGATAAGAAAGTATAGAACTCGTTCTTCAAGGTCCATTACTCCTCCTCATCTTCTTCTTCCGTTGGGGGGGTTTTGGTCTTTTTCTTCTTCTTTACTTCGTGCTTAGTCAATGCATACTTCTGAGTCAGGACATATGCCAGAATGGCACCAACGCCTGTGGCCGCGGTGGGGTTTGAAGTGGTTTCAATACCAAACTCAGGACCGAGAAGGAGAATAACCGCGCCTCCGACACCCACAAAGAAGAGGACATTGAACTGCCACGCTTTTAGCATGAACTGATCCTGCCTTCCATGTATCATTTTCCGTTTCTAGATGTCAAGGGTTAGTGTCGGGTAACCGCTCTCACCATCAGCATCTTCGCTACGGACATACTCGCTTACCTTCATGGTAAACTGGATACCGTATTCTGCTTGCACGGTAACAAGATCGCCTAGAAAATATTGCTTTCTGTATTTGTAGGGGGCGCTTTCGGAAATAGTGCCGTCAAACAGCTTGTGAGGTGTCTGAGATCGAATATAACGCCTAGCCTCTTGATTGAGTGACTCGATAAATTCGGCACGAATCCCTTCTCGATTACCTTTCTTTCGGTCAGGCATTTTAGCTTCGACAGGTTTATAACCTACGCGACGATTGAAGCCCCTGAGACTATCTGGGAGAACGTCATCGTTGGCTCGAGGGCGTATACCCGTCAAGGTCGAGTCCATCAACACCACGTTCTTTTTACCCTTGACTGTGAACAAATATGAAGCTGCGTTGATGTGGCCCGCTTCATAGTTGAACTGAACAAAAGAACGCGTTGTCTGCCTTTCGGACCGATCTACACCGTCGTAGATATCAAATCGCAGCTTGTCTGGTGAAGCTACATTGTTGATTATTCTTGCACCTTCGGAATCAAACGAAACGACACTTGCTTCCGGTGTTGGAGTAAGTGGACGAATCGCTCGAAGCCCAAGGTTAGCGCTAGTAAGGATGCCGAGTACTCGCTCGTGCACCGTGCCCATCTCCAGGAACCATTCGCGCTGGTCTTCTTGTCCGACGTTGGATAGTGTGACTATGACATCTGGGAGAATATCGGCCGTGTTTCCGACGTAGGGCTCAGAGCCCGTGGCGTTTCCACGTTTTCTATTAGCGCCTGTAATTACTGGGTTAACTTGTACGACGTGATTCCAGATAACAAGGGCAGCAGCCGAGGCGCTTTGGTATTGTTTGAGCATTCTCCACTTGCTAGCAGAGGGAATATCGATAGTCTCGTTTTTGTCATCCGCCGTGTTGTTTGGAGTATCGTTATCGTTAACGACAACTTCTTCAAGGCCGTTGACTTGCATGTCTCCAGTAAGAATTCGATTCTCCAAGAAAGACTCAAGACTGCGTCCGGTGACGGTGAGTTCAGGAACTCTATCCGAATCGTAACCAATCGCGTGCGTCTCTACAAGCATAACTTCGTCGGTCTCGCGGTGAGAGATCAACGAGCCCTCAGGAAGCGAGATTCGAGTCGAGTCAATCAGCTGTGTCTTAAGCTGAAACTCACTGGGCTCAAGAAAACGCTCAGTCCAGATAAATGAAGTGTACCCTTCGATGATCTTGTCTGGCAACCAGTCACTTTTCTGAATGCGATATACGTCCACTTAGATCCCCCAATGTTGTGGTACGTAGAAGAACCTATCCCACGTAACAGCATACGTCATGGGGGTCAACACGTTATTACCCGGACGAAGCATAAGCCAAGTAGAGTCGTTTGACAGCGCAGCAAGAAGGTTAGCGTTGAGTTCACCGTCACGATAACGCAACACTTGACGACGACCAGCTCTAGTGTCGATGACAAGCTTATCGCCCTCCGCAAATCCATTTTGGAACTTAAGAGCCTGGCCAGACGAGTTAGTCAACGACCATTTTGAGATGGACTTATTAAAGGTGATCTCAGCCTTAAACCCTGTTGGAGCACTCCCCGTGTTCATGATTATGGGCGTGAGCTTGATCGACTCAGGCGGAATATATCGGATCGGCGACTCCAGAAACGGCTTCAGGCAGGTAATGGTCACTTGGACCTCTGGGTCTTTTGTGAAGTGCGCTGCTTCAATTCGCTTAACGTACCCTTTAGTTTTGGCCCAGACGCCGTTTGTGTTTGCGTCATAAAGCTCGACCGTAAGAACGTCTGTGTCACCTTGGTCGCCAGCAGAAAGCAGGCCATAAAAGTATGTGCGGAGATCACCAGCCGACTGCCCAGCTGCATAATTTGGGTTGAGTCCAACCCGAGCGATAATCTCGCGGGCCAAAGGCCGCCGCCCACGATGCTGAGAGCCCGCATTACGAGTCTCGGCAAGGTAGACGGCGACCTCGGGCGGTCCTAACCCAATAACCTGTTTGAGCATAAAAGGACTGCTGCTATCTGCTCCCACAACGGAGAGGTTGACGGCGGCCTGGTCTGTAACTAGCCGCATTGTAGTGAGATCCATTACTCGTTCAACGCCTCCTTTGCGAGTGAGATAAGATTACGGGTATCGCGATAGATTTCCGTGGCTGTCAGAGCCGTCGGAGAGTTAATGGTCTGCTCGAACTTGACGTCGCGAGCAGGTTGATTAGATGCGGCACTGGCAGCCTCGGCCGCAGCGTCAGCTGAAGCCTGCTGCTCAGCAGATACGTTTCCGGCAAGGTTCACTGAACCCTCAGCAAATATGGAAGGGGTAGACATCAACCCGTTAATCTTTGATGCTTCATTAGCCATCAAGGAAAGGTCGAGAACCGGTCGAATAACGGGGTCAGTGTTGACGCCAGCGTCGGCCAAGAGAGAAAGGTTTGACATTGTCTTAGCGACGGTGTCAACCGCCTCCTTAGCCATAGCTGCCGAGGCTGCACCAACCTTCGGGCGAGATTTATTAATTCCTAGTACCAGACCGCCACCGATACCATTCTCACCGATGTCCATAAACGCCTTCGAGGGGCCACCAATGTCAAGAATGTCACCGGCTTTACCAAGAGCGTCTTTTGCCATGTTACCAATGGAATCAATGAGAGCGCCTGCTGCGTCCCTAATTCCCTGAACACAACCGTCAACAATCGCGTCCGCAATGTCAATACCTGCTCTAAAGAAATCATCGCTGTTTACACGAATGGCATCTGCGATTCCTTCCAAGAACTTGATGATCAGCTTGACGCCAGCGTCGACAACACGACCGACGTTTTTACCAAGACCATTAAGGAATGCCACAATAACATCTGCTGCAGCCGTGATGACATCTGGGAGACGCTTAGCCAAGGCGTTCAGGAGACCAATCATCAAATCATAACCGGCCATCGCAATGTCAGGAACCGCTTTAATAATCACGTCGAGAATCGTACGAATAAGCTGATTAATAAACTTACCCACATCAGGTAGAATCGAAACGAGCATTCGCAGGAATGCAATAACCAGCTGACCAACCGCCTTCATGATCGGACCTGCAGACTGCCCGACAACCACAGCAACAGCAATCAGCGCGAGTCCAAATTGTTGCGCGATTAGTGGCAGAATCTGCAAGAACCCAATAATGCCCGCAATAAGAACGGCAAAGCCAGCAGCGCCACTAACAGCGAGTGCCGCCAGACCAGCAGACAGAACCAGCAAACCCACGCCAGCAAGAATAACACCAAGACCCAAAAGAGCGATGGCACCGGCTAGGGCTGTAATCACCGGCATCAACGGAGTAAGAATTAAAGCAGCGAGACCGAGCACCACGAAAGCACCCGCCATAGCAACCAAAGCCAAGATGATCTCCGTTAGCGACATACTGCCCAAGATCTTCATGGCTGTAGCTAGTAGAATCAAAGCTCCAGACACAATGAGCAGAGCAACGGCAGCGGGCTTCAGAGCGTTCATCGCCATCATAGCGACGAACAGAATATACAACGCACCACTAAGAACGATAAACGACTTAGCAATGTCGCCTACAGACATCGATGCAAACATGATCAATGCTTTAGCAAGGATAGTCAAAGCAACCGAGATAATAAACAGCGACGCCGCAGCACTAATCATGTTCTTTGGCATCTTACCCATGGTGTACGCAATCACCGTAATGGCTGCTGCGATTAGAAGACCACCTTTAAGCATCTTGCCTGGGTCGAGAGCCGCGTACAACTCAATAGCACCAGCAAAGGCAACCAATGAAACGGCGAGAATGCCGATGGCTATCGAAGTAACGATGATGGACCCGGCTCCACCAAATTTTGACATTGCGGTACCCATAGCCGTGACAACCGCCAGGACAATAGCGATGGTGCCTAGCCCCTTTGTAATTGTGCCTATCTCCATGTTACCAAAGATTGCAATAGCAGCAGCCATGATAAGCAGGGACGCCCCTAGAACACCAAGCGCTACAGCAACTACCTGCATTTTAACGGCACCCTTGACAGTGGTTCCCTCTTCAATTCTCTGAAGAGTTACACTCAAAGCCGTCAGCAAAAGCGCAACAACAGTCAATCCCTTGATGAGATCATTCCTCGGGATCTTAGACAAGATAAATAGCGAGACAGCAAGGAGACCAATAGCAATAGCGATCTTCAGAATCATGTTGGATCGAACATCCGCCTGCATGGTCTTCAAATTGCCAGTGACCTGATTGAACGTACCGCCAATTTCGTCAAGAGCTCCGCTTCCGGCTTTTACGATACTAGACAAGCCGGTAAAGAACTTTCTAGCTGCATTGTAGAACAGAATAAAGAAGCCCGTATTGATCAGCGCAAGGACCTCTTGGAAATCAAGGTTCTTGACGAAATCAATAAGTCCGCCAACAATGTTACCAAGCCCACTGGCCATGGAACTAAAGATGCCGCCAGGAATTTTGGCTGCCGAGCTGGCTCCAAACTCAAGGCCCTTGAAGATACCAACGAACACGGCCGCGATACCCTTAGCAATGATGACAAGGCCACCAATGAGTGCCGTACCCAGGTTCTTAAACACGTCACCTAATTGAGCCACGTATGGACCGAGGAAAGCACCGAGCTGCTGGAACGCAGTCTTAATCTTTTCCATGGTAGTCAATGCGGGATCAAGAGAGTCTGAGACACTTTGAATGGTAGCCGAGAGTCCGTCACCACCCGAAGAGTCTCCACCTCCGCCGAACAGCCCACCGATCGCTGCACCCAAAGATGCAAACACACCAAGGAGGCCTGAAATTGCTGCGGGAGCAGCGTCAAACATGTTGCCAATTAGATTGCCAATAAAGCCGACGATCGGTGTGATAACACCAACAACAAAGTTAAAAGCCGCTGGAATAGCTACACTAAGGAAGTCGACAACCGGCTGAAGCTTGTCTTTAATAGCGCCAAACGCATTACCGACGGCATCTGCGTTAAAATTGTCAAAGACCCCTGCGATGGCAGAGCCTAATGCACCAAACGAGTTAAAGAAATCAACGACCGTCTGCTTAGCATCGCTAAAGACCGAATTAATTCGCTGACCAAGCTTGTCGATTCCAGCCTGCGGAATACCAAGTAGCCCAAGGATTTTGCCGAACACCGAGCCGATACCCTTGACGGCATTGGATACGGCATTAACAACGGCGCTAAAGACATTAGCAGCCAATGCAGGAAGCTTTCCAAGCTGCTCGATAAATGCTACAGGACCCTCTGTGATCAGGAATCCGAAAGCCCTAAGAACCTGTCCAATCACTGCGATGATGGGACCAAGAAGCGCTGCTCGAGCGGCAATAACGGCATCAAAGAACTTACCGATGAAGTCTCCCTTAGTAAGGAAGGCATCAATGGCCACCAGCAAATCGCCAATAGATCCAGTGAAGGCAAGAACTCCTCCGCCACCACCAGCAAGAAGGCCGATAAACGTGGCGAAATATCTAATTACATTGAAGATCACAACTCCGACAATATGCAGAACAGCAAACACACCCCGGAAGGTCCGCTGTAGGTTTTCCATATTTTTTCTACCAAGAGCTGCTTCTTTGAAAAAGAGACGGATGTTGTTGGTAATCTTAAACAATTGATCAGCAGTTGTCTGGGGGAATATGTCTCTGAACGCATCGTGTATTGGACCGAGAACTGACGTCAGAGCTTTCCACGCGTTGGTGATTGCTTTAATAACTGTCTGCCGACCACCCATAATGTTCCAGTCGGAAAGAACCTTGTTTCGAGCGATAGAGTTGGCGTTAATCAAACCGTTTAGATAGCCACTAAACTTCGTAAAGACTTTCTTTGATTCGCCAAAATCACCAAGAACGTTTTGGAAGGTTGCTGACCAACCCGATGCGACAGTTTCCTTTGCGACGTCAAATGCTTGACCCAAGGTCTTGACCTGAGTAGCGGCAAGGTATGATGCATCAGAAAGCCCCATAAGTTGCTTAAACTGCTCGTCGGTGTACTTTACGCCGTTCTTATTTTCAAGATTTGTCCGAGCAGTTGCAATTTGTGCTTTAACCTGAGCGTCAGTATACTTCTTCAAGCCATCCGAAGTAAGTTGAGCAGACAAAGCCGCTTTGGAGAAACGGCCGTCAAGCGTGGCTAGAGTGTTAACAAGAATATCAGACGTCAACCAAGGAGAAGTTCCAGGCTTTGTTGAGATTGACTGACGAAAGGACTCGCCCATGATTGTAAGCTGTTTGCCTGACGCAGTTCCCCTAATGGCTTCAATATCAAGCTTACCCATAGCAGCGGCTGTGGTGGCCAAAGCAGTCTGAAGCTTCTTACCACCCATACCTGCGTTAACCACAGAGTTCCAGTCCTGAAGACCAACCTTACCAGACGAAATAGCCTGAGAAAGCTGATACATGGCTGTTGCAGCCTGCGCTGAAGATGAGCCGGACAGAGCCGCCAAGTTAGCGATACCCTTAATGGAAGACGTAGCAGTCTTCAGGTCTACACCAGCTGCGGTGAAGGTACCAATATTCTTAGCCATCTCCGAGAAATTGTAGATGGTTTGATCAGAATATTCATTAAGCTCTTTAAGCGATGCATTAATCTCGGTCAAAGGTCGGTCGGTGTTGGCCTGAATGGTCTGAATTGACTGAAGGTTTGTCTCATACTCATGAAGTCCATCAAGAATAGGTGAAACAACAAAAGACTTGGCGAACTGAAGACCAGCGTCTACCGCTTTATTAGTGACGTTGGACAGGGCCGTTATACCAACGGTAGCAAAGGCCAAGAATTTGTTAGAGACGCCGTCGACAGCAGAGCCAAGTGTAGGCAATGAGAAGCGACCAGGCGACAGGTCGAGACCCGTAAGCGCCTTGGATGTGGTAGAGAAGTTAAGCTTCGACTTGAGCGTGTCAAGCGTGCTAAGCGTGGTCTTAACTCCACGTTCAAACGCAGAGTTATCAAAGCGCATAGCTACTACGCGGTCATCAACACTACTCATGCCGAAGTCACTTCCTTCCAAGCTGCGGCGGCAATCTGGTCAAATATGGGCTGAATGGCCGGGTTGATGTAGTCCCGTCCTTGTACGTAACCACCGTTACCGGTAGCGTGACCGTATTGCAGAAGCACGGCAATATGCTGTCCATCATTTACGTTTGAGTTACCCCAAATGATCATGTACGAACCGTTCTTGTACTGAGACGTATAGGACCACTGGTTTGCGGTGTTTTGTGTGTCTACCGGAGTTGCTCGCTTAAGAGCAGCAACTCCCTGTGCTCCGTACTTGTCCAGGGCCGCATAAATACCCGTGGGAGAAATCATCTTTTTCAGGGCAGCCTCTGTTTTGTTAGAGGAGCCCGTGACAGTAAATTCGATCATGTTCTCCTCTTTTCAAAAATCAGTTAATAGAGCCTGTTCCGGAGGAAGCAGAGTTACCGCCGTCAATAACCGTAGGTGAACCGGACGGAGGTGGTGTAGTTCCACCAGAACCCGAGCCACCATTGCCGCTTGTGGGGGGAACACCGCCAGGCGGAATATAAGTTCCTCCACCAGTGCTGGGGTCAGACTGAGAGCCACCGTCGACAACGTCATCGCCGGAAGTAACATTGTTGCCGCCGTCGAGCAATTCTCGTCCAGAAGTCGTAGAAGACAATTCGTCACCTCCATCGATAGTTTCGTTAGGTGTGAAAGCAAATCCACCAAGGAGCGCAACAACAACGTCTTGCGCGGGGAAATATGGCTCCATGCCATCGGTACCGTACAAGATGTTCTCAAGTAGCTCGAGATCTGCGGGCTCTACTACTGTCGAGTCCACGATGAAATGAGATGTTGCTCGGTAGTAGCCGCCAACAGGGGAAGCAGCGTTTACAGTCCAGCTCAACGCGTCGATGCTAGGAGAAGCATCACGAGTCTTATTGCTTCTTGAGGTCGGCTTCACCACAGCGTTGTAAATCATATGCAGCTTGTAACCAGCTTTTAGACCATCAACGTCGTTGCCGATAAGCGTGCGGTACACCATGTCAAAAGCACGAGGGGGTTGGCCCGTAGCCATAAGACCAAGAGCAACCGCAGTATAGCCCTCGCAGTAGCTGAACTCGTCGGGATAGGTATACGCCTCGATGGTAGCCTGAAAGTCTACCGCTCCGACGTCGTTGTAGTAGAGACGTCCATCAAAGTAGTAGGATTCTACTTCACCACCCGTTGGAGCTTCGTTGACGGCAACCAGACCGTTCCAAGGAACGCCCCTCATACCCTTTACATACAAGACTCCACGATCAACGCCAGCCTCGTACCGTCGCAAACCAACAGCATCCCAGGTTAGTCTAGACATACGCCACCTCCTTCCCTATCCTTGAGTACCGAGTTCTTTCCTGCGCTGCTCATTGAGAGAGCGCTGACGGGCCGCAGCCTCGCCGGGGGCCATCTTCTTAGGTTTACCATTCTTTACATTAGCTACTCGAATCAGGGTGAAGAGTCGATTGAGATGCCATGTTTCAGACGGGTAAAAAGGTATGGTAAGAGCTGTCAACCAATAGTAGATCAGCTCAGATGTGATTGTCTCGCCACCAGCGCGAGGACCAGCGTTCGGTGGATCATAGAACCACGTCGCGGTACGCTTCGCGCCCATGTAATCGTTAATGTCTTTGAGGTTGTCTTCAGAGAGTCTCTGGAGAATGTCCCCCGGGGCATTTTCGGTCAAAAGCATTTGTTCAATGTAACTAACTACTTCGTCCGTAGATTTTTCATTAGACGTAAGGAAAGCCTTTTCGTGAATTGACTCCCATTTTGACACTGAGACCAGAGAGTGCTCGAACCGCAACACGGTGGAGTCGACGTTGTCGAACTCTTGTGTCGCTTCGTTGTAAACCTCGTCGCCGAGGACGGTAATAGTGAGCACTCTCTGGTCCTTTCAGTAGTTGACGATCAGACGAAGTTGATCGTCCAGTCGGTATCAGACGTCTCGGTGAACTTGTACCCGTTGTTCGGGCGAGCCTCAACGACGATCGTCTTGGTAATCGGGAAGCTGCCAGTGACCAGCTCGCCGTCAACGAAGTAAGACACTCCGGTCACGGTAGGCACGGTAACAACGTCCGTGGTCGAGTTGTAACTCGGAGCCTGAGTCGCCACCGTGATGACGGTGCCCGAGAACAGAGCGATGACGGTGCCCGGCATAGGAAGCTCCGGGTCAGCGCCAGTCGTGCCGTAAAGCATGTCCTCGAGAGCCAGCAGGGCGGCCGCGGCCACCTTGGTCGAGTCGATCGTCAGCGTAGCGGTCGGGCTGTACTCCACACCGCCAATAGTGCCAACCTCAACGGAAGTCGTGGTGACCTCCCAGCTGAAAGGCATGGCCTCAGGCGAGTCGGAGACAGTGGCGTAAGCCTTCTCCGACGGAGCAGCCAGGCAGTTGTAGACGAGGTGGATCTTGTAGCCAAGGCTCTGGCCCTCCACGTCGTTACCGACAAGCGTCCGGTAACTGAAGCCGAACACGCTACGGCTCTGCTGGCCAATGTACACGCCCGGCTCGGGCTCAGCGGTACCATCGCACCGTCCGAACTCGTCAGGGTAGTACAGGGCCTCGATGGTTGCACCAAACTCCTCAGCGGACTGAAGGTTGAGGTACTTGATATTGTCAGCGTACTGCGCCGAGGTCTCAGCACCCGAAGGCGACTCGGTAACGGTGGTCAGACCGTTCCAAGCAACACCAGTCGAATAGACTCCGTTGGTCGGAAGGTAGAGGACGCCGTGGTCGACGCCGGTCTCAAATCGGCGAGTGCCGACCTGATCCCACTTGAGCTTAGACATGCGTGTGTTCCTTTCTAGAAGAACAGGCTGTATACATCATGGTTAAGGTTGTCTGCCTCATAGAATCTGTCATTAGAACACAGAGGCAACTGAGCGATCTTGTCTGGAACACCGCTATCCGGATCGGTATCAACATGCGTCACTTGGTACCGCTGCGTATTGCGATAAGGCCCATTATCTGCATACTGAGGGTTATCCCCATTGCGCTTGTAGATAATGCAGGGGAACTTCATCTGTACGTTTGCGGGTGGTTGGAAGTAAACGTTTGAACTACCCAGAATCGAAACTAGCTTCTCATGGAGAAGGAGTCGCTTCTGCAGTCGGCCCATTGTATACACCCCCCAACCGCAAAGTAAGGCGGGGACTCTCGACGGTTACTTCCGCAACCAACCAAAGAGTCCCCGCCCACTGTACGTAGCGCATGGCAAAGAAGTTCTCACGTGCATAGGCGTCAGCGACAATGCTGATAGAGTTGTTGACGGAGATATCGTTGTTAACTTTCTCCCCGTCCAGGAGTGTACGACTGATGCGGTTCACATCACCAAAGTACGGATACTCGACGATGCGGTCCCGGTGCACTCCTGGCACATCCTCTACAGTATGACCAAACCCAATATTACCGTAGAACTTTGCCATGAGTTACCCTTTCAGATCAAACTCAGAACGCGAAGAACCAGTCGTTGTCCGTGTTGTTCGCGAACGCGTAGCCAGCCTGCGGGACGGCCTCAACCTCAGTGCTTTCGGTGATGACGAGCGTACCCGTACGAGTCACGCCGTCAACCTGGTAGTCGACGCCCGTGGTGGTCGGGAACGTGATCGTCTTGGTGGCCGGGTCATAGGTCGGCTGAACCGAAGTGACCACGATACCAACGCTACGAGTGATGACGACAGCCGACTTCGGCTTGGTCAGCGCACCCGAGACGCGAGTCTCGATCAGGTACTTGAACTGGTTGTAGTCGATGTCGAAGTCATCGAACATCGAGATGTTGCCACCGCGGTCAGCACCGATGGTGTAGTCAGCCATGTTGACGATGATCGCCAGCAGGTCCGGGTTGTCCTCCATGACCTCAACGACGACGATCTTGCTGACGCGCATGGACGCGGCAAGCGAGGCCTCAGTCTCGTACAGACGACGACCCATCTTGTCCTCGAGGAGGATCAGGTCGGTCAGGATGCTGTCCGTGGTGAACAGCGTGGGCGTACCCGTGCCCTTGTAGTACTGACGCGCACGAAGCACGGCCTTCACGATCTCAGCAGCAGGCGTCTCGCTTGCGACGTTGACCTTGTGGGTGTACATCGAGTCGTCATAGGCGATCGGACGGATGTGGTCCTGGTCGATCTTGTCCTCGTCGTCAGGCTCGCGACCGTCACCAATAAGGACCGCACGACCCAGCTCCTCCTCGAGCATGAGGCGCATCTCGGCCTTGAGCCAAGCAACGACGTCAAGGTCGGTGATGTCGATGATGTCATCGCGGTCGAGCTTCTGCTTCTTGTAGATGGTCTTGGGCGTGGTCACTCGCTTCAGGAGCTTGATGACCTCGTCCTTCTTCATGTTGCCCTTGACGTAACCCTTGGCACGAGCCTGGTCAGCAGTGATGTCTGCAGCCGTGGACTTAATGCGAGAGAACGGCGAGTGCTTCGCACCGTCGAGAACCTCGGAGACCCACTCCATACGGCGGGAAATCCACTCGGGGGAGCTGGTGACCGTCTTGGCGTCCGGGAACAGAACGTCGATGTCGGTGATACCGTACTCCGCAGCGTGAGCCAAGAAGGAATCCTTGAAGGAACCCAGCTTGGCCGCGTCGGCGACAATGGTGCTGAGCTGGTCGTGCGAGAGCGTGGGTCCGTCGGACTTGGTGGCGCTCTGCTCGAAGACGTTGGTCATTTCGGTGGTACCTTCCTGGTGGGTGAGGTCGCCCTCGGTTGTGGTTTCGACGGCGACCTCGGTGGTCTCACCCTCGGTAACGATGGCTGACTGTGCAAGAGCAGTTTCGCCCTCAGCAGTCGCCTTCGCCAGCTTAGCTTCGTCAAGAGCAGCCTCGACGATGAATCCGACGACATTCTGCTGCTCTTCGGACATGGAGTCGTAGACGTCCTGTACCGTCTTATCGTCGCCTACCGCGTGCTCAACAGTAGACTCGTCCGAGGTCTCCTCCGGAACAACCTCGACCGGCTCAGGAGCAACCTCTGCAGGCTCCTCCGGAACAACTTCGGCGGGAGACTCAGAGTGCTCAAGCTTGAGACCAGTCGTGATAATGGCCTCGTCGTCGAGCTCCTGAATACTTCCGTCAGAGTGCTGCAGGCTAACGAAGTCAATCTTTGCACCAGGGTTGGCGCCAGCAATCACGAGGCTGACCTCACGGATAACGCCGTGGACAACGTTCATGGACTGCTCGACCAGCTTGTTGGCGAAGATCGAAAGCTCGGTGATGTCACCGTGCTGAACAAGGACCTTAGAGGCCTTGCCCTGCTCGGTCTGGTTGAAGAAGCCCTGGCAGTAGACGCCGTCATCACGGTTCTCAAGGATGGCGTGTCCCAGGACGTTCTTGGGCTCATCGTGTGCGTGGTGCCAGACAAGGGGAACCTTCGCGCCGTCCTGCTTCTGGAAAGCGTGGGCGAGAATAGTTCGACCGTCTGAGCACTTGAGACCAGCCTTTGTAGCGTATCCGCTGAAATCAGCTTCAGCCATGAGGACTGTCTCCTTTCTGTTGAGTGTCAACGGCCACTTGCCGTCTTTGATGTGGATGCGTTCCGACCAGGATCACGTGCGTCCTCTATTGCTTTCTTGAGCTTAGCTCTAATATCCGCAATTTGTGCTCGAACTTGTGCGACCTTCTTGTCGCGCTCCTCAGAAGTCATTCCTGACGCTTCTTTAGAGGACTCCTTGTTTTTCTCGTAGCTCTTAGCTGCTCGATCACGAGCATCAGCTTTTTCTTTCGCAGTCAAAGGTTTTTCGTCAGTCTTCTTTTCAGTAGACTTCTTAGAATCCTCCGAT